TGCACAAGCAATCTTTGCTAGCGCCCTCCGTGACGTCATTCAGCTTTGCTTCCAGGTAGATGAGACTATCTTCCCAGAAGAAAAGACAATTCGTGGTGTAGATGCTGGTGCTCCTTACGAGATTACTTATAATCCTAAGAAGGATATTAAGAACGACTACTCAGCAGATGTACGTTATGGTATGCTTGCTGGTTTGAACCCAGCTCAAGGTTTGATATTTATGCTACAAGCACTTGGTGGTAAATTAATCTCCAAGGATATGGCAATGCGTGAACTACCATTCACTGTTAACGTAAGTCAAGAAGTTGAGAAGATTGAAATTGAAGATATGCGTGCAGCTCTTCTTGGTTCACTACAAGCCTACACTCAAGCAATCCCACAGATTGCCGCAGGTGGCGGCGATGCAAGTCAGATAGTAGCTAAGATTGCACAGGTTATTAGAGCTCGCCAAAAAGGACAAGCGATAGAGGATGCGATTGAAGAAATCTTCGCCCCTGTCGAACAGGTTCCTCCTGCTGGTGCCCCGATGGTTGAGCAACCGTCCCCTGCTCCCGCTGGCGCCCCAGTAGGAGGCGCTCTTCCTACAGAAGTAGAAGTGACTGGACAAGAAGGTCAACGTCCAGACATATTAAGTTTATTATCAAGCTTAAACGCTTCAGGAGAAGCTAGCGCAAGCGCAAGAACTATTCGCCGAAGATAATCTAGGAGGGGACAATGACAACGATTATTGGAGTTGAATATAAAGATAAGTCTGTTATTGTTGCCGACAGTCGCATTACAGATGATAGTGGGAAGTCTTACTCACATCCATTTATGCGTAAGATATCATCACGCGGTGCGTTACTAATAGCAGGAGCAGGAGAAGTATCACCCTGCGACATTGCCCAGAACATTTGGATTCCACCAGTATTCTCAGCGAAAGACAAGAAAGATGTTTATCGCTATATGATAGTCAAGGCTATGCCTTCTCTTCGTAAGTGTCTTACGGATAATGGTTATAACTTTGATGAGAATCATGATAAGAATAAAGATGGATTAAGATTTCAATTTCTCATCGCAGTAGGTGGTGAGCTATTTGATGTTGACCAAGATTTGGCGGTAATGAAAAGTGAAGAAGGATTCTACGCAATCGGAAGCGGTGGCTCTTACGCTCTTGGAGCGCTTTACGCGGGTAGTGATGTCATCACTGCAATGGAAGTGGCTGCACGAATTAGTGTATACACAGCACCACCGTACCAAGTAGAAGAGCAACTCAAATGAGTAAGTTTACCCAAGCCGTTGATAAGGCTATGAGAGTACTTGCCGAAGAGTTAGAAGATTCAGAAAGCCAGATATGTACTGGCTGGGTATTAGTAAGTGAGTGGAGTGACTATGAAGGCACACGCTATCTTATGACAGATGTAAGTGAAAACATGAATCCTTGGTTAGCCAAGGGTATGCTGCTATCAGCAGAAGAATATTCTTATAGTCCTGAGGAGGATACAAATGGCCGTTGAGAATCGTGGCGGTAGACGCCCTACAGCCCCTCAGTATAATCCAGCTAATGTTAATGGACTTGGTGGTAATGGACAAAGTGGTATGAATACAGACTATACAGGTTTTACTTATGGAATGAATAAAGCTGTTAATGAACAGCGTCAAGCAGCTCCTATTAAACCAGCGGGCGGGAATGCTCGTATAGTTCCAGCTGCTACTCAACAGTTACCTGAAGTAGTTCCGCTTGATGCACCAACTAACCGTCCTGGACAACCAGTTACAGCAGGTGGAAGACTAGGTGATGGTGGTGGAGAAGAAATTCTTGGACTTCCTCCAGTTTCTCCAGTTGCAGAATTTGATAGCGGTGTTAATACTATCCGTGCTCTGTATCTACAGGACCCAAATAATCAAGATTTAAAGCGTATGCTTGAATACATAGATAGACCAGGTATGACTTCGTGAGTAGACCAGGTGTAAAAAAAAATAAAGATGGCACCTGGACAATTACTGGCGTTCAGGAACGAACTGTAACTCAACAGCAAGTTGATTATGAAGAGTTAGTTAAAGCCTCTAAACTTATTCCAGGACAAGAAGGCGTAAACGCCCGCGAACTTATCTTAAATAATCCAGGTATGTCTGGTGGGCTTTTATCGAGTCTATCAAAAAACTATGCTATTCCTGATAATGATTTAGTAAAGACACTAGTTGAGATTGATAGCATGACTCAGGCTCAGCGTGAGCAGAATGCATTCCTTGAAGGTCAGCGCATTGCTAACGAAAAATTTGATAAAACACTTCGTGGCAAAGTTTGGAAATATGTAAAAGGTTTTACACGCTTTGGTGCTTTAGGATTTGAGACTCCTTTTGAATTACTAGGTGCTGGTGTTCGTACACTTAAGCAATCTTTTGATGCTTACTCTAGAGGAGATATTGATTTTTGGACTGGTCAGCCTACTGACCCAAATAAAACCCGCGAAGAAGCTGGGTATATAACTGGCGCAGTCTTTGGTGGGCGTGATGCTACTGCACCAAACGCAATCGTTCTCCAAACTAAAGCTGGTCAAATTGGAAAAGCAATCGCTGAAGGTAAAGATATTGACTTTGGACAAGGGTTTTTTGCTTCAGAAGAGACTGGACTTGGCTTTGCTGCACGTCAAGCAAAGTTAGAATCAGCAAAGATAGTAGTTAGACTAGACGATAGAAGGACTTATGAGCGTCCTTACTCTTTCTTTGACCCAGTAATTGATTTTATTCCATTCATAGAGCCTGATAGTGGCAAGGGTAGTTTAGTTTCAGCTATCGGTGACTTGGTAGTTTTGATTATGTCATCTCCTGAAATAGCTTATGCCCGAGTAAAAATGGCAAAAGACCAGTTAGAACGTACAGCTCGTCTATCTTCTGGTATGAAAGCAGCTACGACTGCCCGAGATTTAGCGCTTAAGGAAGCGGAACTAGAAGAATTAGTTAAACAAACCAATGAAGCTATTGAAACATGGCGCTCATCTAGCGGGTTTGGTCGTTTAGCTCGTGAAGAAGAAGTTGCTGATGCTCTTAAGAAGCAGATGCAGATTGCTGATGAGTATGATAACATGGTTTATGACCCTGAAGCAATCGCTAAGTTCCTTAGTGGCTCCAATGGCGCACCTATTGTTGACTCTCTTGCTGGTATGGGCTTCAAAGAAATTTATGGACTAGGTAAACAACGCGGTGCTCGCGGTGCTTTTAGTGTTCAACAAGCAAAAGAGCTAGCTGCTGCTACTACAAGAGAAGAAGTTCTTGGTGTCTTAGCAAAATATATTGCTCAAGGAGAAGTTGTAGCTGATGTGCTAGAGACTGGCACTAAAGTTGGAAACTCTATCCGCGGTTTAGCTAACTCACGCATTGTTCCAGGTGTAGCTACTCAATTTGTTAACTCAGTTAAGGGCCTAGGCGCAAGAGGAGTAGCTAAGTTACCGTTTATTGGTAACGTTATGAATACTGTGTCTAAGAATTACGCTACTATTCTTCCTGGTGGTTCCTTAGTGCACGCATCCGACAAGGATGCTTTAGTTAGTTCTATATATAACTATGGTCGCGCTACTAATTTGCCAGAGAATGTAATTGATGATTTAGTAAACACAGTAGTATATGCAGATGACGCTTCAGCCGTAGGCTATGCTGCGACAGGTAAACTATTTGATGAGATTTTTAAAGCCAATGTTGGCAAAAAAGGAATAGACGCTGAAGCTTTAAAAGAAGCAACTCGTGTATTCGAAAATGGACGTCAGGAGATGGCTCGTTACTGGGCTGACCGTCACGCAGCAGGGGCAAAACTTGATTATATACTTCTCGGTGGTAAGAAAAAAACTATAACTGGTCCACATCTGGACTCTGAGTATTTAAACTCTATGGTTTATTTACCACCAGCAGATGATATACTTGATATGATTTCTAGTATTACTAGATACGGTGGCAGTAATGTACAGTCACTTAGAAAAATGGCCAACACTCTTACCAGTAACTACTGGAAGAAAATGGTTCTTGTTCGCCCAGCGTACATTCTTCGCAATATTGCTGAAGAGCAGATTCGTGTACTAGGCACTGGTCATATTTCATTCTTTAATAATCCAGCAACAGCTATGGCTATGTGGCTTGGCGATGAAGCAAGCTCTAACCCAATGCGAAGATTATTAGCAGCATTTGACCCATATAAAGATACAGTTATGGGGCCAGGTATGAAGCTTGGCAGTGCAGCAGATGAATTTGGAACTGAAGTTTTAGCACATAATGCCAAAGAGTCTTACATTGGATTCATGGCTAGCAAGAGTATAACATCATTTGATACAGACGTTAGAACTGCTATGTCATTTGCTGGTTTTGTGCCAGTAGAATATGGGCACCCGCGTTGGTTCGAAGGACTAGCAAACGAAATCCGCATTCTTAGCAACTCTATCAGTGGCCGAGTAGTAGCTCGTACCGCCCTCGGCAAAGAACAAGCTGGCGTTGATTATGTTCTAAGAGGCGCTGGGAAAAAAGAATGGGAAGAGTTCGCTAAAGGTCAACCAAAAGATGTTCGTGAATGGCTTTTGACTGATGAAGGCGCAATGACTTATTTGTTCACTGGAAAGAATAAAAAGGAACAGCTTACTTCGGTACGCGCCCGAGTAGATGAAGCAGCTGGTATGGACGGCGAAGCTGCACAAGCTATTAAGAACCTAATTGCTTTTGGCAAAATCCAAAGCGAATCTTTTAACATCATAGTTCCAAAGGGATTACAGTCTGCAGAAAATTCTATTAGAAATGCAGAAGAAATTTCTAAAGGTAAAAAAGCTTTAGCTGATGCAAATCAAGAATTTGCTAGCGTTCTTAAGAATGCCTTTGATGGTAAAGGTAGCTGGGAAAATCTAGCAATGAGTGTTCCTGTAGCTAAGTTTGCTAAAAAGGGCAAAGAAGAACAAGGCCCAGTAAATAGATTTATTGAAAGCTTCTTTGATAAAGCAATGTCTTTAGAAAAGTCTAGCACTATGGGCCCTGAGTGGCGTCAGAAATATTGGGATACTGTCCTGGATATTGCTGGCTCGCTAGATGCTGCGGCAGTTGTACGGCTTAAAGCAGTTGCAGAAAAATCCCTTACTCCGCTGAAAAGCTGGAATGGTAAACCTATCGGTAAGCAACACCAGGTATGGAAAGCTTTCGAGCAGACCAAAGAGGGTGGAAATGTTACCGCTCAGATGGCTCACGAGTACGCATCAACTGTAGCTAGCCGACATGTAGCTGAATTATTCTATGATGCCTCTAAGAAGCGTCTATTGTTCCACCAGTTCCGTCTAATACTTCCATTCGGACAGGCTTGGCAAAATACAATTAATGCTTGGTCTAACATCGCTCTTAATAATCCAATGCAATTGTATAAAATTAATAAAGGATTACAATGGCTGACTAAGCCAGAGTCATCTGCTATGTATCAGTTAACTGATGCTAGAGACTATTATGACCCAAACCAAGGGTTATTCTATACAGACCCATTAGATGGTCAGCGTAAGTTCTTTGTTCCGTTCTTAGCAACTGGCATGAACTTCATGACTAACTTGGTATTTGGTGCTAGAAACGCAATCACTGGCGAAGGCGCAGTAGCGCCTAAAGTAAGCGGACCATATGCCGCAGCTGCTACACCTCAGTCATTTAACTTTGCATTTGCTTCAGGTAGCATTATTCCAGGGGTAGGCCCAGGATTAACCATACCATTATCTGCCCTTGATAAGGCAGGAGTTCAACCGCTTCAG